TTTACAGCTTTTGCTTCTCAAACACAGTTTGCGTAATAAAGTTTAGGAGGAAAGAGTATGCCATTATTAAGTACAAGAGGTGGTGGATCAGCGAGAGGCTTTGGTCTACAAGGTGCAGCGTTTGACGGTATAGTTGCAAACGGTGGTACTATTACAGAACAAGGTAATTACTATCTACATACTTTTACTGGATCAGATAACTTTGTAATTAATAAAACATCAAACAAATATCCTACATACGATTGGTTTATAATCGGAGCTGGATCTGGCGGAGCTGGTGGACAAACTCACCAACACCCAGGGTCTGGTGGAGCTGCAGGATATATCGAAAGAGCAACTGGTGTCACTGCTAATACAGGAACTTATCCTGTTGTAATTGGATCTGGCGGAGCTGGAGCCAATGCACAACAAGTTGGTGGTGGTGCAGGAAACTCCTCTACAATTTTTGGAAACACAGCACAGCCTGGAAACGCTGTTGGAGCTACAGCAAGAGTTGGTGGTTCTAACGATCAATACAACGGAGGTACGTCTAATAATAGACAAACTGCAGGTGGCGGAGCCGGAGCTGGGCAAAGTGGTTCAGCCCAAATCGGTGGTAATGGTTATCCAGATTCTATCGATGGAACTAATAACGTCCACGGAGGAGGTGGAGGTGGAGCAGATCCACCATCGCAACCTAATTCAGGAGGATCTGGAGGAGGAGGTAACTTTGGTTACGGTCCAAGACCAGCGACTCAAAGTAGAGGATCCGGAGGTGGAGGAGGTTTCATCAACGGTGGAGGAACAGGATCGGATGGTGTTTGTTTTATCAAATACCAGGTAAAAGGATAACATTATGGCACACTATGCAATATTAGATGAAGACAACATTGTTACAAATGTAGTTGCAGTCGCAAATGATAAAGTTGAAGACGAAAACGGTAACGATGTAGAACAAAAAGGTATTGACCACCTTAAAACAGTTTTTCAAGATGAAAACTTAAAAGCTGTGCAATGTTCAATTTGGACTAGAAATGGTAAGCGTGTAGAAATGAATTTACACAAACCAGCTTTTAGAAATAACTATCCTTGTGTAGGTGCTACATGGGATCCAGCTACTGAAAGATTTATAATGCCAAAACCTTTTGACAGTTGGGTTTTAGACGATAGTCAAAACTGGATACCACCAGTTGCTAAACCTACTGAAGCTCAGTGTTATTATGGTGATCAAGCATCACCACCTGAAGTGTCAGACGATGACTACATGACAGTTAATAACATTGTTATTGTACGAGACAGAATAAACCCTGTTTGGAGCGAAGCAGATCAAAGATGGCAAGGACTTCATAATGATGGAGTTGTAAGGGGTTGGGACGCTGATTCTGAAACCTGGTCTCCACCTCTTTAATCTTTACTTAATTTTATTTTTCGTATATACTCTGTTCCATAAAGATAAAATATGGATCAAAACCCAAATATACTATTCTTCAGTCATGCTGTAGGTTATTTTAATTTAGAGCAAGAAATGAAAATAATGAATAAAGAACTAATTAAGCTTTCTTTACGAATGGAGAAGAATAGAAAAGAAGCCGTGGAAAAAAGTAATGCAGGAGGATATCAATCTGATTTTTTACCAGACTCTGAATTTGTAATTAAGAAATGGAAAAAAATATTAATAGATGTGGTTGCTCAGTTTGGTAAAAGTATTTATTTAAAAGAACCATTTACAATTCATGTAGATAAACCATGGCTCAATGTTAATAGAAAAAACCATCATAACATTACCCACACGCATGGGGGAAATGATTTTAGTGTTGTCTACTATGCAGAAGTTCCTGAAAATAGTGGTCGATTAGTTTTTGAAAACCCAGTTCTACATCAAAGAACAACAACTCTGTGGTATCACAAACACGATATGTGGAATAGTGAGTTTATTTATTTTACTCCAAAAAAATATGGCCTAGTTATATTCCCTTCTTATCTACCACATTATGTAGAACCTAATAAATCTAATAAACCTAGAATTAGTTTGGCATGTAATTTAGCTATTACAAATGAAAAAAACAGAAGGCTTTACAATTCATGACAATAGAAATAGACACCTGGTTTCCTACAGTAATAGGAAAAGCTTCTTGTCCTTTTTTTGCTGATGTAAAAGATAAATACATAAAGTATTTAGAAAAAAAGAAAATTAGTCCTAGTGGTTTTTGTTATCATCAAATTCACAAAGATAATAAATTAAAAAAATTAAATAATTGGATTACTGACAGTGTAAACAAAGTAGCAAAAACATTTAACTTTCCGGACAGATACGAACCAAAACAATCATGGTTTATTGACTGTAAACAATTTAATGCACAGCCGTGGCATGCTCATAGTGGTTTTGTTTTTTCTGTTATATTTTATTTAGAGGGTAGTTCTGATGACAAAGGAACTAGATTTAAATCACCTAATTATATAGACATGAAAAATCCCTACAACCTAAGTCCAGACAATGACCATAAGGCTACGTTGTTTAATGAATACACTTACCCTACATGCACTTATCCATGTATTCCTGGTAAGTTACTTATATTTAGAAGTTTTGTAGAACATTGTACTGATTTAAAAATAACAGATAAAAGAAGAATAGTTTTAATATATAATTACGATAGAACATGAGATCTAATACAATTGCTTTATTTCCCACAGCCGTAATGAAATTTGAAGATTTTCCTATTACAGATAAGGAGATAGATAATTTAATTATGGACCAAGATTTTGAAAGTATGCAAATAGAAAATGGATTAGTGTCTTCAGAAAAATATCTTTTAACTAAGAAAAAGAATGCATGGTTAAGAAAAAAATTATTTCATTGTGTAGATCAGTATATGCATAAAGTATTAGATATCTCACACAATGTTAGTTATTATTTTCAAAACTCTTGGATGATGAAACATAGACCTGGTGATTGGGGACAAAACCATATTCATGAAAATAGTTTAATATCAGGTGTATTATATTTAAGAGTGCCACCTAACTCCGGCGATTTAATTCTTCACCGGAACAGAATAATATCAAACCAAATGAATCCATATATTAATCTTCCTTCACGTAGACCAAATATCTATAATGCGGATAGTTATAAATGTGGTGTGGGAAATAAAGCACTAGTTTTGTTTCCTGCTAATATGAACCATAGTATTGAAAGAAATGACTCTACTGAAGATAGATATTGCATAGCATTTAATTTATTCTTTAGAGGAATAATTGGAGAGGAAACAAGTGTTTGTCAAATACTATGAAGATATTAATTTTTGGAGTTCCTAAGTCAGGTAAAACATTTTTTGTAAATGCATTGTTAAGTCGAAACATGGCTGCAGTTAGGTTTGTTGATGGTGATGAAATAAAAGACCCTGATAAGATATACGAAGAAGCCTGTAAGTTAGAAGCTCCTAATATACCTGTGTTAGTGGACTATACATGCCCGTATGATAAAGATAGACACAAGTATGATGTAACAATATGGATGGATACTCTAGACCATTCTAATGCAGTATTTGAAATACCCACAAAATATACTGAACGTATAAGCGGTTGGCATTATTCTCACAAGGACCAATTGAATTTAATTCAAAAAAAATACCTTCCTTGTTTAGAAAAATATCAAGATACAGAATTTAAGATAGATCTAGGTTATTTGTATCTTGCAGGAATAGATCTGTTATGATGAAAATAACACCATTGTTTTCAAAACCTTTAATAGAACTTAATATAGATATAGATACTAAAAACATTGAGAAAACATTCAAAAGATTTGAATTAGAAAAACACAACAACTCTAGCTTGACTAGATTAAGTGTAGATAAAAAAGTATTAGATAAATTTAAAAAACTTAAAAAAGTTTTTTATCAAGTTTTAAATGATGTTAACAGTCGTGTTTGGAAACTAAATAAAGAACTTATGATAACTACTAGTTGGTTAACTCAAACACATCCACGCGGTGAGTCTGCCCAACACAATCATTTAAATTCTTTAATATCTGGTGTTTTTTATTTTGAAGACTCTAGTCCAATAAGTTTTTCTCAGCCGGTAAGTAATACAATCTACGACGCTCCTTCAGAATACAATGTATATAATTCTACTGATTGGAAAGTAAGTCCAAAAAGAAATGATCTAATTCTTTTTCCAAGTGAATTAAATCATAAAATAGAAAAAAATAATACGGACAACATTAGATATTCATTAGCTTTTAATGTCTTGCCAAAAGGTGTTTTAGGGTATAAAGATTCAATTATAAAGATAGGAGAAATATGAAAAAGAAATACTTTTACTTAATAGGAATTCCAAGATGTGGTAATACTATATTATCATCTGTGCTAAATCAAAACCCAGATATCTACCAAACGCCTAATAGTGTAGTTCCTGAAATGTTATTTAAATTATATAACTGTAAATACGACCCTTTGTTTAAAGAACAAGCTGATCACAAATCATTTGATCTAGCTTTAGGTTCAGTTATGGATGGATATTATTCTAATAACAAAGCTAAATATATTTTAGAAAGAGGACCTTGGGGTACGCCATTTAATTATGAATTACTTAAAGAACTAAAAAGAGATACAAAATTTATTGCACTAATAAGACCCATACCCGAAATACTTGCTTCATATGTAAGAGTTCAAAAACCCGATGATGTTGAATCTTTTTGTGATATGATTATGCAAGAAGATGGGGCTGTAGGTAAAGCCTTATGGTCTATAAATTATCTAAAAAGTAAAGCTCCTAAAAAACTACTTCTTGTTAATTACAAAGATCTTTGTACAAAAACAGAAAAAACTATTAAGAGTATATATAAACATTTAGATATACCTATGTTTAAACATAGATACACTAAACTTGATCAGGCAAAAGAAGCTGTTTATTCAGAACAGATGACAATTCGCACAGATAAAATCTGTCAAAATACATATAAACCTGAACAATACATAAGTAAAAAAATTATTAAAAAGTATAAAGATGCCTTCTCTCCTAAATCAGTCTTCTTTTACAGATAGTTTTATTTATGTTTCTAAAGTAAGTAATGAGTCTTTAAAACAAATTACAGACGTATGGAAACGCGACCATAAATTATATGGTTCAACTGGTAAAGTAGGTTCGGGTAAATACAGTCCACACATAAAACAATCTACAGATATATCTATTTTTCCAAAAAATTTTGACAACGCTTTTCCTCAATACATGAAAGAGTTAAATATTTTAATAAGACAGTACACATTAAAATACAAAGAACTAAATGAAAATACTAGACACTTAGCTATATCTGAACCAATAAACATTCAAAAATATAAAAAAGGAGAGGGGTTTTTTGTGCCTCATTTTGAAAGAGCTAACGAAGAGGTAATGAGCAGGGTGCTTGTATTTATGACATATCTAACTAATAACCCTGGATGTGGCACATACTTTAAATATCAAGATGTAGCAACTGATGCAATAAAAGGAAACACTGTTATATGGCCTGCAGAATTTACACATGTTCATAACGGACTAGTAGATTTTAACAAAGAAAAACTTATTATAACTGGTTGGGTCAATATTGTTCCACCTCCTCAAAAACCAAACCCTTTGCCTGGCCAAGAATGATTTTAAAAAATTATTACTGGTGTTTCAGTGGATGTGTTTCAAAAAAAACATGTGAGCATATAATTAAACAAGGTAAAAAATCTAAACTTTCAAATGGTAAAGTCGGGTCTAAAGAAGACGTTGAGGACATAAGAAATTCAAAAGTCAGGTTTATAAACGATCAAGATTTATTTAATTTAATTGGAGATTTTGTAAGGCAAGCTAATAGAAACGCTAATTGGAACTTTCAATGGGATTGGATTGAACCGATACAGTTTACATCGTATACTAAAAAAGAATATTATGGTTGGCATGCTGACGGGTTTGATGAGCCAATGAATAAACCAGATCCTAATTTTAATGGCAAGATAAGAAAGCTTAGTTTTATTTTACAACTTACAGATCCTAAAAAGTATACGGGTGGTGAGCTTCGTTTTTCTTTTCCTGGTGTAAAGAAAAAAATATTTAAACCTAAAGTATTTTTACCTCAAGGAAGCGTTATGGTATTTCCTAGTTTTGTACAACATGAAATAACTCCTGTTAAAAGTGGTAGAAGATATTCAATGGTAGCTTGGTGTATAGGGCAGCCATGGCATTAAACTATATTCAAGAAAATAATTTC